GTGTTTATTAGGAGGTCACTATGCCATACGCATTCATTGACAATGACTTAATATTTATAGCTAATCGTTTGGAGGATATACCGCAAGGCACCTCATATTTTGAGGTCAATACAGAAAACCCAAACGAATTAAAAATTCAAGACGGAATGATCGTTCCCAAATCACAAGAAGAAATTTTACAACTTTTAAAAGAACAGGCTATACAGCAGTTAGATGCCATGTTATACCAAAAACTCCAGTCTACGGATTGGATTATAGTAAAATGCGCAGAATTAAACCTTGATATGGCGCAAGAATATCCAGCAGAGGCCCAACGGCGTTTACAGTTGAGGACGCTCTTTTCTAATTTAGAAGAACAATTGCTAAATAGCCTTAGCAAAGAGGAAATTAACGATATATTAAGCCAAGCGAAACAAGCTTAATCTTTTAACAAAGACCGGATTGGGAAGGCCCTAATAAACCTTCCCTTCAGATTAGGGGCGGATTATGTTAGATAATTTCATGCGAATCAGAAAAGAGGCTTGAACGGGAACATAGATTCTATTGTTTCTTCGGCATAAACCACAAAAGTGCCAGTGAACTACCACAACCTATAGAGATGGCATACTTCTTGCTATCTTGTATTAAAAATCATTATAGATAGGCCTACCAGACTAATTTATCAATAAATGGTTTTTTTGCGCAAAAGATAATCTTATGGTTTGGAGGCCACCATGGACTGGGTAAAATCAATAATCATAGCGTCTATAGCTATATTAGCGCCTATACACGCACTTTTAATCGTTACATCTGTTCTTATTGCGGCAGACACAATAACTGGAATTTTGGCCGCATACCATAGAAAAGAAAAGATAACGTCACGATCGTTCGGCCGTATTATTGTAAAACTTCTTTTGTATAACCTGTTTATTATAGCCTCCTTTCTTGTCGAAAAATACATTTTGTTAGAAACCGTTCAATTCACCCGTATTGCCGTAGCTATCATAGCCCTAACCGAACTATATTCCGTGCTAGAAAATGTTGAGTCTGCAACAGGCATATCTTTCTTAAAAATCAAAAACGTTCTTAATGCCGCCAGAGACCTGCAGTCCCCAACACATAAGAATTTTGACACGGAAAACAACCAAGAAAAAAAATAATTTTTCAACAAAAATCTCCATTGCGATATAAGATCATAAAATCATATGGAGGTTTTTTATGCTTAAGGCTAAGGCCAAAACTTCGGCCAAAATCTTGCTTTCAGAAAAACAAGAAATACAAAAAAAGGTATTATCTGTCCTAAAACAGGTTTCTGACCTAGTAGGCTCTACCTTAGGACCTGGCGGAAAAATCGTGTTAATTGAAAACGATTATTCGGAATTAAACCATATTTTTACTAAGGACGGGGTTACGGTGCTAAAATCCATTGGCTATAAAAACTCTATAGATCATGTGTTGGTAGAGTCTTTGCGCGAAGCCGCCTTAAAAACCGCTTCGTTAGCTGGGGACGGGACCACCACTACTACCATTCTTTCGTACGAATTAACAAAAGCTATTTTCGAGGCAAGCAATAATCATCAAAAAATTTCTCCGCAAAAAATCGCAAGATCCACTATCAAAGCCGTCAATAAGTATGTAGTACCTTTTATCGATAGCAAGGCTATCAAAATTTCCGAAGAAAACCTTTCAGTACTAAAAAATGTCGTTTTGACATCAGCAAACGGTGAAGAGGAATTAGCAGATGCTGTTATGGAGGCGTTGCAAAAACTCAATTTCAGCCCCGCTTCTCACGTAACAATCAAACAACAAACAGGGAATAGGGGCTATGCGGTAAGTTTGCTAGAGGGGTATCCAATTTCTACTGGTTTAGAAGAGGTTTTGGGGCGCTTTTTTCATTTGTTTTTTACTGATACTTCTTTGCAAAAAGGAATTTATACAAATCCTAAGTTTTTGTTATACGACGGAACGATTAGTGATTTGTCCCAAATTCAAGCAATCACGGAAGGTGTTTCGCAGTTGTATAACGACGGAAATGCAGAATATAAAAACTTAGTTATCGTCGCCAATGGATTCTCTGAGCAGGTAGTAAACGCCCTGGCCTATAATATTAGCGATCCTAACACAATCAATGTCATCCCTATCAAAACACCTATGGCGCCAGTTATGAACTCACAAACGCATCTTTTGTACGATATGGCGTATTATCTTAATACGAAGGTTTATGGGATTAAGGAGCATTTATCACATGAAGAGGTTAAACATTTGGGGTCGGCAGAGTCCATTGAAGTGGGTCGCTTTAAAACTACTATTATTGGTGCGCCAGACGCTACGAATATAGAAATTAGAGCGGAAGAACTGTTAAATCAATTAAGGTCCACAGAGCATCCAGCGGAAAAGTGGTGGTTAGAAGAACGATTAGGAAAGCTGACTGGTGGAATTGGCGTTATCACGATTTATGGAGGAAATAGTGGCGAGCTAAAAGAGATGCATGATCGATGCGAGGACGCCGTATTAGCCGCCAAATCAGCATTAAAAGACGGAGCTGTCTTGGGAGGAGGAAGGATTTGGCTAGATATATTGGCGTTTTTAGGTTCGCTTTCTGTGGACGATAGTCTTGATCTGGATATGAAAATTGCCTTAGAAATCCTTTCTTCCGCTATAATCGCACCTTTTATACAGCTTTTTTCTAACGCAGGATTTGCTCAGGATGAGATTTTAGAAATTATGAGTGAGTTGGCCAAAGATCCAGAGCTTTTGTATGACCTTAATGAGTTAAAAATAGTACCCATATCCCAGGCGAATGTTTATGATTCGGCTACGGCCGTAAAAGAGGCAATCACAAACGCCGCTTCTATTGCGTCTATTTTTGGCACCATGAGTGGTGTGGTTGTGTATCCGAGGGAGAGCGAGATAGACAAGGAAGAGGCCAAAAAAGAAGCGCACCTAAAAAGTATCGTTGATAACCCTGAGGCTTATGCGAACATAAACGACCATAGAGTATAAAATGGCTAATTTTGAACATGACGAGCATATTCGGCGGTTTATGAACGAGGTTTCTCGTCATTTGTCGTTTTTGACGAAAGACGACAAAAGAGCCGTATTTGAGAGGCTTATAAAGGCTGAAGAAAATTTCCGAATAACCCTTAGTAAGCACCCTCAGTCACGTCGAATTTACATGAAGTTTATTGCCCATATAGTGAGCAATAACAAAAACATATTAACGGCTAGACCCTACTTTAGGGTGAGGTCAAGCTATTTTAATCGTTTCATTTCGCCCGCTATAAAAAAGGTGAATATAGAACGCCTAAAGGAGTTTCATTTTAACTATCGATTTATCAAGTTTGTCCATGACAACTGGAACGGTGTTTTCCCATCAACTTTGGATCGTCATAAGAAAATAGTAGAGCAGTGTAGAGAGGAAATGGTAAAAAACGATTTGCCGCTAGTCATCAACAGGGCACGTGTTTTCTTTGCGAAAACCCCACAATCACACTTATCTTTTCACGACATGATACAGCTTTCAGCAGAAGGGATTTTAATCGGTATAGATAAATACTCAGGCAAATTCTCTAAAAGCTTTAACAGTGTTCTGATTGGGCGTATGAGTTCCTGTATGATGGAGGAATATAATTCTACCATGATACATTTCTACCCATCCGATCGAAGCATTGTTTATTCCATTTCTACTATAAAAGCCAGGATGGGAGCCGAAGATACAGCCGAAGCTATAAAAATATATAACGAGCAGCGCAAGGCCGATGGAAAACCTCCACTAGATGAGGCTTATGTGCTAGACCTTATGAATGCCGTAAGCCTAGTTAGCAACACGCTAGCCACGAGCGATAACGAAGACAGTGGCGAGGTGTTGTTGTCGGATCTGTTCGGGGCCTCTGTAAATCCTGAGGACGATATGGAGAAGGCGGACCTGGTGAAGGCAATCATATCGCTTGCCAAAACAGAGTGTTCTGCGCTAGAAAAGAAGTACTTGGTATTGTCCGGGCTAATACCATACAACTTACTATTTTCCACAAAGGAGGGTTAAATGAGTAGTTTAACGAGTTTAAATGGCAATATACTTTGTTATCCAGAAAACTTCGAAATTCAAAAAACTGTAAAAGCCGGATTAGCAGCTCCATTAGTAAAATCTATCCGTTCCGTTAAAGTAGTTTATGATTATGAGGGTGAGAAAATATCACTAAAGGCTGGGGATGATATTTTTGTTTCGGATGATTATATTCGCCAGAGCAAAAATATTGTAAAGCTAGTGCTGGATGGCACAACAAAAGACTTGCTTTTGGTAAAGGAATCTGATATTATCGCCGTAAGAGGAAAAAATTATGAAAATCGTTGCAATAGGTGACCCACATATAACAAGCAATTTTGCCGAATTTGACGCCGTTATGGATAGGGCCATGAATATGAATCCAGGACTGATAGTTGTCCTGGGGGACTTATTCCATACACATTCCACAATTAAAGCTGATGTATTGGATTATTGGATACGAACCATTAGGCGGGTAGAGAAAGATCATAGAATAGCTATTTTAAGAGGAAACCATGATGCCCCACACGATAAAGTGTCCTATAACAAAATTGGTCCAATTAAGTTTTTGTCTGAGCTAGATTTTAGCCCAAACGTCATAATTGCCAATGAGCCTAAGGCGCTGGAGGTGGGAAGTGAAAAACTATTGTTTGTGCCGTTCTTTTACAGCGAGGATGAACTCAACGCGGCTGTTATGTCCTTGTCGCCAGAGCCAGCTCAGTATGATTATATTTTCTGCCATCAAACATTTGATGGGGGAAAATATGAAAATGGATTTTACGCACCCGATGCTTTTTCCGGAAATATTCTCAGGTCGCTATTGAAGCCCGGAGGCAAAATCGTATCTGGCCATTTGCACGCAAGGCAAGAGCTGGGCGATATTGTGTATGCGGGAACTCCTATGTGGCAAACAAGGTCGGAGCTAAATAGCGAAAAGTTCATATTGCAAATTGACACATTAAATAGGGCGCTTTTTTGGGTGAATATGGATGAGGTGATAGCGCGTCCAATTTCGCTGGAGCTGACTAACTTAAACGACGTCAATACATTGGCTCAACTTATCAAAAACAAAAAATACAGCGACGTTTACTTGACGATTAAAGCCAATGAAGAAGAGGTTTTACAAATTAAAAAGTCAGCGCTTAAAGTGGTTCCTACGGCCAAAATTAAGGTAGCGGCACAAAAAAAGTCGGTTCATAGGGCGGCGGATGGCTTTAAGAAAAAAGACTTTTACGCATGGCTTTCCGAAATTGTTTCGCAAGAAGAAAAAGAGATGTGCTTGTCGTATTTACAAAAAATAGGAGGGACACATGGATAACGGGTCAAGTCTTTTGTCAGAGCTTAAAAAAGGTATGTTTTTAACGCGCACAATACCTGAGCCTATCATGCAGTCCCTAACATATTTACCGTTTGCAGTGTTTGAGGATGTAAAGTCGGTAGAGCTGGACTATGATTTGAATTTTGACAATAGTGCGCAGTCGTATTTTACTATTAAAGTAAAAGGCGTAGATAGTTCAGCTGCGGACTTTGATGATAGGAAGAAGGCCATTATTAGGTCCGTAAAAGAGCTTTTGTGGCAGGATTTAAGGGTAGATTTAATTGTAGAATCATGATATGTCCAATTTAGTAGAGCATCGTTTTCCGGACGAGTTTTCAGAAGAGCTAAAAAGCTCTGTTATGTCTTTTATCGAATCAGGCATGCCGGGACTTTCTAACTATGTAGTTGACCAAAAAAAGATACAAAGACTTGTTTCTCAATACCTACAGGGCTATTCTGTAGAAGAAATAGCCACCTCATTTTCCTGGCCTAACGAGGTGGTTGGTTTTTTAGTTTATAAGCATGGTCTGTCCGATTTAAGAAAAAGAACTTTGAAGGAATTTAACAAAAACTTAGCAGACAAGATTAGGCTGTTTAAGCTAAAGCACATAGATTTTTTAATAAAAACGGCAGATAATGTGCGTTCTTATTATGAAGCTAAGCTAGAGGAACTGCATAATAAAGGTGCGCCTAATCGCATAAAAGACCTAAGCGAGTTAGAAACCGAGTGGATCAAAATTTATTTTAAGATAGTAGATAGTGTAGTAGATATGGCCGAAGGCAAAGATGTCCAGTCAAACGTATCGCAGACTGCCACACAAATAAACCTACAATTGCCAGAAAACAGCAAGATTAAGAAAGAAATGGATGGTTCTGTATCTATTGTAAATGAAAAAAGCGTTGATTTTCAGAAGGCGGTATCGGACATATTGGCGTATATGGCCGAGTTAAAGCGTCAAACCAAAGGCGGCTAGCATACTGAGCTGCCGCTATCGTTGTCAAACACGGCAATACCGTTTTGCAATACCCACTTTTTAGATACACCATCAAGCACGGCCTCAAAATAAACATTCCCGGAGGCTATAGAATCAACAGGAAGTAGGTTCACTTTAAAAAGGCTTGCGTCTAGTGATGATACAGGGATAGCCACTTTGGATACAAACTCTCCGTGGGTTTGCGATAGGAATTTGACGGTGATAGTCGCAGAAGAAAACACCTGTCTTGTCTTTAATGCGGTATCGTATAGCATAAAATAAAGGGTGTTTGCCTCATTTTTGTGCACATTCCAGTTATTAGCAAAGCTAAAAGCGTTAATGTTTAGGAAGTTAATTGGCTTAGCGGTTATCATGAGCCCTCCTGAATAAAAGATTATTCTTGACTACGCGTTGTTTTTGCGGTATAAGTATAGTATGGTTAAAATAATGCTTATCGACACGGGTTATGTTGTAGCGCAGGTTTTGTCACTTTTTCATACTATGTTCTTGGCATTATCGCCGGGGTCTGACCATTTTAATGAAACAGCCCACGTTAGCTATACGGCCAAGGCTTTTGCTGAAGAATATGGCGATGTATCTAGTGTTGATATTCACCTGTGCGGATTTACTTCAAGCATGACCACGGAGGCTTTTAGATATTGCGCTGAATATGCGATACAGAACGATATTCGGTATATAAACATTTCTTATGGGCCGTCCGATACACCTCTGGTGGATGAGCATATCATATTGAAAAGGCTGATGGATCATAACAAAGTGGTTGTGTATTCTCAAGGCAATAAAATACTAAAAGATATTGATTGGCTATACCCTAACCGTTTTTGTTTGACACACAAAAACTGTTATTTGGCAGCGGCGCAAGAGTTAGTCGATGAGGGGTATGATATATCAAAAAAGTCGGTAGTTATAAAATCCGAAACATGTATAGCTAATCAGTGCTTAAAAGGATCGTCTTTTGCCGCCCCAAGACTACTGGCTAGAATAATTAAACAGGAGCTAAAAAAATGAAATTTTTAGCGGTCAGTCCGTCCATATCTAAGGTCGTGGACCCATATCTAAAAGAGCTTTTGTTAAAATCCCCTATCAAGGACAGGAACGAGTCCGTGGTTTACAGGCTTGATCAAATTAGAAACAACATGAGGACTGCGTCTATAAACGGCAATAATTGGTATTTTAACAAGCTTTTAAAGGAAGAAGAGGAATTGAAAAGGGTCATGTTTAGGCCTATTTCTTGGGAAGAAAGTGGCGAGGTATATATTAGAACTGGATACATACCTTATTTAGACGAGTCTATAAAACTTTTGAAGGATAAGGAGGAGGGCATAGAGTACAAGTATTCTTTACCCAAGCCTAGACCATACCCATACGCCAATCCATTGCAATTTAAGCCGTATGAATATCAAACAAAGGCCGTTGAGCTTTTATTGCAGCATCGCCATGCAACTGTAGAATCGGCCACAGGCACTGGCAAAACCTTAATTATCATTATGCTTGCGCAAAAATTAGGGTTAAAAACTATTGTTATCACCCCGTTTGTGTCCATTTTTGAGCAGATGTTAAAAGAGTTTGAGTATTATTTCGGAAAGAGCACAGTAGGAACTTATGGCGGGGGAAAAAAGAAAAATCCTGACGCGAACTTTATTGTCGCGGTATCAGATTCGATCGCTAATGTTGACAAAGATCATCCTGATTATGAGTATTTTAAGCGTTTTGAGGTGGCTATTTTTGACGAGGCCCATACCCTTTCAGCTGAGACATTGGAAGCTATGGCGTTTGTTCCTTTGGAGCACGTTCCTTATAGGTATTTTTTAACAGGAACCCATACAAGGCCAGATGGCCTAAACAGGCTTTTAGAGGCAATAACAGGGCCTGTTGTTATGCGATACAAAACAAAGGATGCGGTGGCTGATGGGTATATTTGTCCTTTTAAGGTGAAAGTAGTCGATGTCGAATCGAGCTTTGAAGGGTATGTAAACACAAAAGATGCCATGGCCATAAAAAGGGCACATTTTCTGTATAACGACAATATAGCAAAACTCATTGCTGAAACAGTGTACCATAACATAATAAAGGATGACAAAAAAAGATCGGCACTAGTGCTTGTGAATGAAACAAGGCAGATTTACCTACTTTACCATGCGCTAAACTCTATAATGTCTGGCACAGGCAAGAGTGTTTTTGATGTCGTGGCCGTGGCCACAGCAACTACAAACAAAGAGTCGGTTGTTAGGGCTATGATGCCTGATGAAACACGAAAGAGGCTTTCAAGGAAAAAAGGCAGCGCTTTAATATCCGTCGTAAAGGATAGCAACTTACTGTCCGAAGAGGAGTGGAAGTTTGTGGATTTTGTGGAAAAAAGCGATATAGAGTCGGCGGTAGAGGACTTTAATCTAGGGAAAAAACGTGTATTGATAGGGACGACTGCAATTTCTACGGGGGTTAACATTTTTCCGACCCATTTTACTTTCAATTGGCAAGGGGGTTCTTCAGAAATTGCGTGTAAACAAGGGGCTATAGGTAGGTCGGTTAGGAGGCTTGAGCTAAGCAAATACAAGGACTATCACGACCCAAAACCTTTTAGTTTGATTATTGATTTTAATGTGTTGAATCAACCCGTATTGTATAGTATGCTTAAAAAACGACTGCAGTATTATGAAGAATAAAGAGCTGGAGCGTTTTTTCTATACTCTATTTGATGATGGCGATGAGATTTGTTTGTCAAAAAACAAGTTTGGTTATTTTTCTGTCCCGCTGAAACTTTACCTAAACGAACAAAGCTCAATAGATTTAATTGGTCAAAAAAACGGAGAAAAAACAAGAACTTATACTTTCTATAAAAATAATTTAGAATTGGTTTCTGTTAATGCGGTAAGTGGCGCTAGGCTTGATAAGAACGTCACAAAGTTTCGCACATTTTTAATAGAAATAGACGATATGCCCATTTTAGAACAGGCTAAGTACATTGTCGACATGAGAGTGCCTGTTTCTGTTGCAGTGTTCTCAGGGAATAAATCCATACACTTTGCGGTATCTTTGGTCGAGCCCGTATTAACCTTAGAGGAGTATGCCTATTATGCAAAATGGCTTTTGAATATTGTGAGCAAGGCAGACCAAAACACCAAAAACCCTACCAGGTCTATTAGAATACCTTTTATTAAGCGAAAAGATACCGGCAAAATGCAGGATTTGTTATACAACAATGGGCGCGTAAGCAATAATGATTTTATATCTTTTTTGAATGAATACAAGGACTTAGCCCCAAAAATGACGTCCAATAGCCAGTGGATTTCTACAATATCAGAAGAAAGGCTGCGAGAGATTAAAGAGTCTGGCGGGTATGTCGATGTTAGGGCATTGCCTATATGGGCACTAGAGCGTTTAAAGCTTGCAAAAAGCGGACAACTTAAATCTGCGGGCTATTCGAGAAATAACAGTGTTTTTTCCATTGCTTTTGAGTTGTTTAAACTAGGCTATCCCTACGATATAGTAAGGGTGTTTATTGCGGATTGGTTTCCGGCGGAGCACGACTTTTCTGAGCAAGAAATAAACACCGCAATATTGAGTGCATTAAAAAAGGTAAGGGGTGGTCTATGAAGGGCGCCAAAAAAAATAGCAACAAAAAAGACAAGCCATTAGACGGTGCGGCAAAAAACCCTACCTATGAAGAAGCTATCAAAGATCATATGGATGTTTTTGGTAGCAATATTTTTGAAAAAAGACGGATTGTGTTTTTGAATAGTTTAGAGGACGATATCTTTTCGGAGGATGGGGGATATGGCGAAATAACTTCAAAATCGGCAGAAAAGGTGTATAGGGATATTCTTTCTTTTTATTTGAAGGACAAAAACAAGCCAATTTATCTATTCATTGTTAATAATCTAGGCGGGGATTTTTACGGCATGCTGTCCGTGTATGAGCTGATTGAGAATATCAAAAAGACAACGCCGGTATATACATTCGTGTTCGGATATGCATATTCCGCCGCCGCTTTTCTTTTTTTGTCGGGCTCAAAACGATTCATCACGCCGCAATCGCGACTCATGTTCCACTACGGAAAAATGGAAATTCAAGGCGACCCCAGAGCTACAAAGAGGTGGTTTTTGGAGTCAGAAAAAATCGTTTCGCTTCAAGAGGCCATGCTTTTGCAGCACTATCGCCCCGGTTTAAAAGATAAAAAAACAAAGATAAAAGAAATTAAAAACATTTTATCTTCTGATACGGTATTTATCGGAACAGAGTCGGTAGATCTGGGATTTGCGACAGAATTTTTTGATGTTGATGTTTTGCCAAAAGGCACGATATAAATTGTTTGTTTGGATGGCTGTGATTAAAAGTGTTGTTTCTTGGTCATATTTTTTTTGCGTGCGCATATAGTTTAAGCGGCATAGCGACCCACGAAACAAAGTTTTTTTTGAAAAACTTAAGAGCCAAAAGGAGGTAAAATGAGCTCTTGGAAAAAAGCATTCAAAGACACGGTGACGCTTAAAAAATTTCAACCCTTGGCAAAAGCCATTTACCATCTTGTGTTAATTGCGTTGGGGTATATGTTAGGCCTATATCAATCATTAAAAAGAAAACTATCTAGGTTATTAAAAAAGGCAAAAAAACAATGGCGGTCAAAGCGTTCGGTTCGTTTGTCAGCGCTGTTTTTGTCCCTTGCTATATTGTTACTTTCGGTTCGTACGAATAAAGACAAAATCGTCAATTGGGGATTGTTTTTAAAGAGCTCTTTGAATAACAAATTAGAGCAGTCATGGAAGCCTAAGATTCATGATTTGCTTACTTCTGTTGTGTTAAGGAATAATGCTGACGAGAATAGTTTATCAGTGGTTGCGGTTTACGTGCTGCAAAGCAACCAATCCTCTTTTGAGGATTTAAAAAATTCTTCATACGAGAAATCGTTAATACCGACGGGTAGGTCTTTTGCTTTTATAGGAAGCGGCGCGTTTGTAAGACAGTCCTTATTTAATAAAAAAAGCAATTTAGTGTTGAGCGCAGCCCATGTTTGTATTGTCGGAGCAGGATTCAGAAATATCGCTAAATACAAAGAGGAAAAAGAGGGTTTTGTTTCTACAGAAGAAACACAAGGTCTTTTTTTGGGCCTTAAGACTAAAGACGGCAGTACTTATCGTGTAAAAAAGATGTACCTTGACGTCAAAAGCGATATTTGTAAAATGGAGTCTGAAGAGGTATCTAACAACAGTATCCCCCTTAGGATGTCCAAAGAGTCCTTGGAAATCAATCAAGACTTGCGCATTTCTGCTGTTTTAAATAGGTCGGGGTTTGTGTCAGCTAACAGCCTATTTGTCGGCAAAGCGATCATTGAACTTCCAATGCCCGTGTTGTGCGATGTGGCAGATAGTGCTTCTTTCTTTAGTGAATTGTTGGGTTGTGGATTTATGCCGGATAGTTGCACCGATAGAGCTTCTAGCTTCTTACAAGAAAGCAAAGAAGTTCAGCAGAGAGTATTGTTCAACTTCTATATGTGCAGTAGTATAGGCCTTCAGCAAGAAGTGGTATCTGTTTCAACTATGAGGCTAAATGGTATTGTGCATCCCGGGTATTCTGGAGGTCCCGTTTTGAACTCAAAAGGGCAGATCGTTGGAGTTGTTTCGGCAAAAAGCACCGAATATGTCGATGCCACCTTTGCGGCCTATCCTACAAAAGTTCTGCAAAACGACCGCGACGGAACGTGGGATTATGTATTGGATGGTTCCTGGTAGTATAGGAGTTTGCAATGAAAAAAAAGGTATCAATTTCTTTTGTTATAAATGGCTACGAAGACAGGCAAGAAGTGATTGATATGTTGCGGTACAATGACTATAAACTTGCCTTAGAGGATATTTTGAACCACTTTAGGCAGATTGACCGCGGTAAAATAGATATTGAGCTGACAAAAGACGAGACATGGACTGAGTATGTGGTGAAATATATGTATAACGTTATTCGGGAATATGAATTAGATATTTGATATGTTTGCGCTCTTTTTCTGTTTAGATTGCCAAAAAGAACAAATGCGGTCAGTGCCTCAAAATAAGACACTGACCTGTAAGTATTGTGGCTCTAGCAATCTAAAAAAACAATTGACAGCGCCCTCTTCTCATAGTATTATAGTGGTAAACGGACCCCAAAAAACCGTAGAGGTTATGGGAAATTGGGAAGAGATACGAAATGCGAATAAAAAGCATAACAATTCATAGTTTCGGCTCTATTATAGACCAGACCGTTGATTTTTCAGAAATTCCTCTATCTACCGTAGAGGCAATTAATCACGACACTGGCGGTGCTTCTGGCGCAGGTAAAAGTATGTTTTTTAAGGCTATAGAATACGGCCTTTGTGTGCTGTCATCGCCAGCAAAGCAGTTTGAAAACCGACAAACCGGTTCCAAGCCGCACGTTTCTTTAGAGCTAGAAAAAGAAGGCGATATTTACATAGTAGAAAGAAAACTTAAGGCGTCCAACGAACTAAAAATAACCAAAAATGGAGAAGTCTTGGCTCAGGGAGGAAAAGAAGCTGAGGCCTTTTTATTTGACCAGGTACTAAAAATACCTAAGGATTTTTTTGCTAGAATTTTACATAAGAGGCAAGGAGAACGTAGTTTTTTTGTGAACCTGACTCCAAAACAGTCTTTTGAGCTATTAACGGATATATTGGGGCTAAATAGATATGAGGAGCTGATGGCGAAATTAAAGGGTAGAGATTCTGAGCTTAGCCTCTTGATCGAAAAAGATGCAGAAGATTTAGAGAAGCAAAAAAAGGAAAAAGAGCAATACGAGTCGAATATAAGCCGATACACCTCTATTGTAGAATTGCACAAAAAAGATATAGCCACCCTAAAACAAAGCCTGGAGAAAACAAAACAGCAAATTGCAGAACTTACAGCCAAAAGGGATAATTTGGCCAATAAGATCAAAGAGCAAGCCAAGTCCAGTGTCCCGGACGATTTAGACAGAACAATCAAGGTATTGGGCAATGTATTGACGTCCTTAGAGCAGGAAATGCTTGAAAAAGATCGCGAAAAAGAAATAGCTTTAGGTCAGATGTCAGAGGTTTCCAAAAAAATAAATACCTTATCGCTCACCATTTCCAAAGAAATATCGGAAGCTGAGCATCAAAAAAAGTCTGAGGTCTTGCTGGGGCAGTCTAAGATCGAAAGAATAAAAAAGGACATTGCTTCTTTAAGGGAATCTTTGTCGCATTTAACTGAGTCAAAATGTCCCGTCTGTTTACGGCAATGGTCTGGCGACGATTTTGATAAAAAGGTATCAGACATAACGGCTGAAATAGACAGCAAAGAAAAAGATATAGAGGCTATTTCTGATGCAATAAAACAAAAAGTGGCTGCTGCGGATCTTAAAATAGAAAATATAAAGAAAAAAGAGAGCGTTTTGCAGGAGTTAAAACAGCAAGAGTCTGATCTGAAGAAACATATTGACGGAATTGGCGCTCTTGTATCGAATCTAAAAAAATCAATTGCAAAAAAACAAGCTGAGTTTCAAGCCTCAAAGCAAAAAGCTTTAGATATAGTAAAAGAAAAAATTGCAGAATTGACCTCAGAAATGTCCGCGCTTAATAACGACATAAAACAGCTAGAAGCGGTAAGGTCGTCACAGGAAGCAGAATTGAGGAAAAAGTCCCAAGACTTATCGTCAGCTTCGGCCATTTTAGAGCAGGACAAGACAAGATACGAGAGAGTGTCGCTATTGTTGCTGGAAAATCAAAGCAGGCTAGATGCTTACGCGGCGGAGCGTGCTGTAGCCAATCGCTTGCTTCAATACATTAAAGTATACACCTCTATTTTGTTTCAGGACTTTTTAGATAGTGTGTTTGACGAGGCAAACCATATACTAAACAGTGTGCCAAATGCTTCGCACATAACATTAGGCTACGACATTTCTAAAGAGCTCAAAAACGGAAAAACAAAAGATGGAGAGTTGGTGATTAGGTATAATAGTGGTGAATACACGGATGTTAGCTTCGATTCTTTTTCTGGGGGCGAACAGACCTCTATTGGTCTTGCCATAGATTTAGCGTTTGTTAAAGCGCTATCTAGTGCAATTTCTAGTTCTAGCATACCGTCTATATGGATATTGGATGAGCCATTTGATGGGCTAGATCCAATATCTAAAATGGCTTTTTTGGACATTATACGGTCTGCAGGAAGGGAAGCATTAGTGGTTGATCATGACAAAACTGTTAAAGATATGGCCGAAAGTGTGTTGTTGGTTGAAAAAAAGGATGGCGTATCGTTAATAAAGTGGTTGACATAAACAAAAAAACGGAGGTATAATAGTGTTATGAATAAGTATAACATTTTACATAGAAAAATTGTGGTAGAGATGGGTAAGCTGAAAATGCCAAAACTAGATGCGTTTTCGGCTCAATGGATTGAAGCTCAAAACAACCGTATTGAGCAAGAAATTGCACCTTTTTACAAAAAACTAACAAAAAAGGATGCAAAATGGATTTCTGACCAATTAGATGCAATTTTTCGCAAATTAAAAAACAGGGGGCAATGGTGAGTTCTGAAAATCGCGGCAAAATCGTTGTTAAAAACATTATTAGTGCTGATTCTATCAAAAAAACCCTATATGAGGGTCGTTATTTTGAGTGGCCAATGGGGGAAGATGATAAGCATGTGTGGCTAACGGATTCGCTTGTTATCTATGAAGTAGAAGAGGATAAAGTGGTTACTGACCGCCCAAATATACCAACCAAGCCAGGGCTATACAGAATTGTAAATCTGGGCACTATGTTCTCACCTTTTTGGGTTTTGCAACAAGAATCGTATTCGATTAAAACCCCATTTTTCGGCGATATACCGGCTGTTGCTAAATTAAACCAAATAGTGACGTCCTTCATTAATAATGAGTCCGTTTATATGGACAATGGCTTGTTTCCCAAAATAGGAATTATGCTTTATGGCCCTCCGGGCAATGGTAAAACGGCCAGTATCATGGAGCTATCGAAAGGGTTGGTATCCGACACCGTTGTCGTTATGGCTGAGGGCACTTCGGATGTGTTTGATGGTCTAAAAGAAATATTACCACTAATATCTTTAACAGATGGCGCAAAAAGAATCATGGTTATTTTGGAAGATATTGGAGGTGCTGGGGCGGCGCATGAGGACACACTTGATAATAGCGTGTTTTTGGAGCTTCTAGACAATTCGAAAGGCCTTGTGAAGAATCCTATTGTCTATATCATGACCACTAATTATCCAGAACTCATTAAAGAGAACGTGATAAATCGTCCGGGGAGAGTTGATTACCTCATTAAATATAGCGGAATTCCACTAGAAAGTAAACAGAAATTTTTGAGGTTTTTGGGGGCTTCGGAAGAGGATGTGCTAGATACCGAAGTGTGCAGTTATTTAGGGCTTGATAGCCTTACTATCAGCCACGTAAAAGAGGCATATATTCGGCATTTGGTTAGAAAAATACCGTTTATCGATGCCTTAAAAGAAGTTAAGGATCAGATAGACCTTTTTAACGACAATTTTGAAGAGGGCGGCAAGATCGGTATCTAAAAATGTGTTGACAAAATACTTTTTATGTTCTATACTACAAAAAAACAACGGCCCCGATTAGGGCCATAACAAAGGAGGCGGTAAGTGGCAAAGAAAAACTGGAAACAAAAATTTGAGGAAGAAAATGCTACATTTGCGGCAGAGGCACAGCAAATGAGTGTAGAGGACAAAAAACAGAGAGTTGTGGACTTGAGTAAAGGTTTGTTAGAAATTGAGCAAGCTCTAGAGGCAGACGAAGCCGTGAAAACGGCGAAAGAACAGCTTAAGGAATTAATGGCTCCATATAAAGAGAGTCAAAAACTTGTGCGGGGCAAAATAAAGTATTTAATCGAGTTATTGAATGAGTCGGATAGCCAGTAGTCTTGTATTTTTGTTAGTGCTGTCGTTCCCCTTAAGTATTTCTAAGGCGTCTTTTGCTCGGCTTGTTTGGCGAGAGACACCTAAAGAGATGACATGGGATGACCACAAGCATATTTTAAGGCAGCTTTCTTCTGATGTTTATTTGAAAAAATTGGCCTTTTTGGAGTCATCTTACGGCAAGCTAAACAGACATAGAACTGTTGTGCGGGGTATCCATAGCGGTACCTCTGCCATTGGTTTTTGGGGTATAATGCCACTAACGGCGAAGGATTTGATTTTGAGGTATTCTCGCTTGAGGCAGAAATATGGCCACTTAATTGATGAAAACACCCCTCTTAATCGCATATCGTATATGATATTGAGCAATCCAGAGTTGCATAAAGACCTTGTATTGTTTTATAGGGAATTGATATACAAGGCAATTGAGTGCGAAAAAAGAAGGGTCTATGCGTGGAAATATGGCATAAACGGAGCTATGATGGCTGACGCATACGCCGTAGAAAACGACCCGTATGTTGTTCGATTTTTTTCATTAAACCATCACGATATAAAATAGTATATGGACAGCTATGCCGTTAGTCAGGCAATGTTTTTACAGCCCATTAGGGATAAAGAGCACCTTAAAAATTGGGTGTTCTATTTTTTAGATATAGACTTGCCTGATGGTACCATTTATGAGGGTAGCAATTCGTCCCCCGCCGATGCCGTATGGGAAGCGTATCGCTTTGTTCTAAATAATGAGGGCAAGGACGGGAAAAGAGGTTTTGTTTGGCTATCCTCGCGCGATTCATTTAAAACTCTTAGCCAAAGCGTGTTGAACGTATTGCTTCTACTGCACTTTAGGGCAACTATTGCTCACATGGCCGCCATTGAATCGCAAAGCCATAAAGCGTTACAGTATCTACAGTCGTTTATTTTGAAACTTAAACCTCATTTGGATGCTAATGGCATCGAAATAGATAGCCAGTCAAAACGGATGGTGAAGCTACAGTTTCCAGATGGGGATATTGCTTACGTTCGCGTTATTATTGCGACACTACAAGGGGCAAATAGTGAGCATACCCTTACTATGAGTATTGATGAAATTGATGTTCTTCGGGATAAGAGCATATTAATAGAGGCATCCAGCATCCCAACCATGAAAAACGGTATTTTCCCTATGATTATCAAGACTTCTACAAGGAAGTTTGCTGGCGGTATAATGGAGCAGCAAATTAAGGACGCCCCAAAAAACAAAGAAAAGCTATTGCAATGGAATATCGTAGATTTGACCGAGCATTGCCCTGACGAAAGGAATCAAAAATCAAACCCAGAGCGTGTGGTTAGATATATTCGGCCGTATAAACTGCCACTTTCTTCGTTGACAGAGGAAGAGTACAAGCAAATACCTTCCGAAGAAATGAGGATGGAATACGAGAATATAGAAGCCCCCTTAGGATGTTCTAAATGCCCTATACTTCCCGTATGCAAAACAAAACTTGCTGATAGAAGCCCCAAACACAAGGGGGGCCTGTATCGACCGATACAGTTTGTGATTGATGAATTTCAGACAAAAGACCCGGACTATGCCGAGGCCCAGTTATTGTGCTTAGCGCCATCAAAAGCAGGATTGGTTTACCCTCGTTTTGACCCGACCCCTGACAAAGGCAATGTATGGACACCGAACAAAGCTTACGAGATGATTTTTGGGGTGCCTTTTGTAGGGCAAGCTACGGCAGATTTTTTATTAGAAAAGATCAAAACAGAGTTAGGCATAAAATTTTATGCCGGTATTGACTGGGGATATACTCACGAGTCCGCTATAGTGGTTGTTGGTGTTTTCCCTTCGTTTTCTATTTTGTTTGATACGTTTTCAGCGCCGGGACTTGAATTGTCGGATTTACTGGTTGTAGCCCAAAAATTGCATGAAAAATATGGAGGCATACATAGGTGGTTTGCCGACCAAGCTGCCCCTGCCAATATCCTTACTTTCAAGCGTGCCGGCCTTTCTTTGCCCGACTTTAAAAAAGACGTTTTGGGTGGAATTGAAGCTTTGCGAAGCCAGATTTTATCTGGGTCTCAACGACGGTTTTTTGTGCTAGATACCCCAGAAAACCGTAGGGCGATAGAGATGTTTCAGAACCACTCGTTCTTGCGTAGGGCTGATGGAACTATAACCACAACGCCAGATGACGGTGCTTATGCTGACGTGGCAGATGCTCTACGCTATTTAGCACAAAACCTATACAATAAAAGTCAACAAAAGCTTATGTCTGCTCCTCCAGACCCAAAAACTATTGCCACCCCACAAAGCGATTTACAGCTTGAAGCTGAGCGGGCCAATAAAGAAATTTTACAAAAAAAACTACACGAAGTTTTAGGGCCAAATTCTTCGCTAGATTCTACAAAAACATCAAAAAACAAGAAGGTATTTTGGTGAAAAAGAAAAAAAGTAAAGAAATTCAAATAGTTAACGGTAGACCTGTTTGGCCGCCTATGAAAAACCAAATAAAGGGGGCTATAAGGCGTATATTTAGGCTGTCGCCATGGATGAAGCTGAGCTTGCAAAAAGCTAGGGTGGAAAAACCTAAGGTTTTAAAGGATGGATCCGTGTCCAAAAAGCCAGATGTATATTATCGGTGTGCCATGTGCTTGGGAGAATTTAAACAAAAAGATGTGCAAGTTGACCACATTGTGCCAGTAGTTCCTATAGAGAGGACACTTCAAGAAATGTCTTATGACGAAATTGTCGATAGGATTTTTTGTGGTTTGGACAATTTGCAAGTCCTTTGCAAGTCATGTCACGATATAAAAACTAAGAATGAAAAGAAAAACAAGGTAGGTAAGTCATGATGGCAGAGGGCGCTTTTTCTTTAATCCTTGCTTTTTGTAAGGCAAAACCAATTAACAATCAGGCGGATTGTGTAAATGTATTGACTAATTGTTCATGGGAAGAATCTGGTGGTCTTTCTGAAAATAAAGCTAAAGAATGCATAAAAAACTATGATAAGTATCATAAATTTTACTTAGATAAGTGGTCTGGCGGCGATTTTCAGCAATAATCTTTTAGAAAAAAGAGGTTTCAATGCAAAAACCCGTCACCACCTTTACATACCCGCTATTTGTTTCTGAACCTTCTGGCATTTTTAATCGGTCAGAGCCGCTTTTGACCGTAGATTTGCTTAAATTGCGTTTTTTGCAAGGCATTGAAAAAATCGTGCCAGATGCCCAAAATATACTGACAGACGAGTTTTTACAGGACAAAATTAAGATTGCGCTAAATGAAACCGAAGTTCTTTTGGGAAATCCTATAGTAACAGAAAAAGTATCGGAAAGACTAGCGTTTGACTATAATCAATACCGCCAGTTTATTTATTTAAGAACACAATACCGAGTTGTTGGTATTGAAAAGCTCGCCATTCAGGGGGCTAATCAAGAAAACTTTTTTATCGTGCCTCCGCAATGGATTGAATTAGGCCGTGCTCATCAAAGGCAGATCAATGTCATTCCGATGATGGGCGCTTATTATGCCAATACTACAGTGCCTACCTCAGCTTTTGGACCTTACGGTTCTTACATTTACATACTACAAAGGTATTTTAGCTTTATACCAAGCTATTGGACGGTTGAGTATTACACAGGGTTTTCACGGACACCAGGAGAAGTTCCTCTGATTCTAAACGAGTTAATAGGTATTATTGCAACTCAGAATATACTTAGCCAAATTGCCCCTTTCAACAAACACAACTCCGTGTCGTTATCGCAAGACGGCATAGGGCAATCCAGTTCAAACCCCGGTGTTCAGATTTTCTTACAAAGAACGCAGGAATTGGAAGCCAGAAAACAGGTTATTTTAGAAAAGCTAAAAAAACTTGCAGCTCAAAAAATGTTTTTTGGCATAATATAAGATATAGGAGAGGGTATGAGCATTTTAAACATGGTATTGCGATTAGTTTCATTTCGCGAGGCAAATACGACCAGCCCACAACTAAACCATTTTAAGTGGACCAGAGAAATTGTAAATGTCCCCGTAAACGACCCCGTATCTTTGGATTACACACTAGAGCCCGGAGAGCAAATTGAATTGTTTAATTCTTTAAGGTCTATTTCCCACGCTCCGACAACACAATATCAGGTTTCCCATGTGTCCGGCGGGACGTATAAATTGGAATGGACAGGGGTAGGGCCAAATCCGCTATTTAGAACGGCTCGCGCTTTGGGCATTGATGCTACTACTCAGGTGGATCTTTCCGTAGATATAAACACCGGCATTGTAACTCTCACTACTCCGTCGGGAACACCAATGAACACGTCTGCCGTAGTTGTAGGGGATGTGCTATACCTGTCTGACGCAGTTTTTAGTCCAAACAATGCGGGGCAGTTTTCTGTTATTGCTGTAACGCCCACCTCTATTATGTGTAGAAACTCCTCTGCGACAAACCAATCGGTCACTTTAGGGGCTAATTTTGATAAAAAATTTAAGGTATTTTCTTTGGCTGGAGTAAAAAAGGGTGATCGATTATTGTTAAAGCACAGCGCCCATACAGTTCTTAATGGTATTTATGAGGTCACAAATGTCCTAGACGATGCTATTCACTTTTTTTCAAAAGCTACTTTGCCATCAATTTTGGATATTAACTTTCAGTTAAGTGTTTTTTCGGCAGGAAAGCAACTGGTTTATTTAGAGTCTGACAGGCCTTTGGCTATACAGGTAAACAATGTGTGGGAATCGGATTTAGAGGTGTTTGCCGGCACGCCTTCACAACCTGGGGTTTACCTTAAGAAAAGCCTGGTCTATAAGCTTGTGGTAAGAAATAATTCTGATACTGATAGCGCTAAGGTTTATTTTGCTTCCGCTGAATAGGGGACTATATGTCAAATGACAAAAAAAACACTTTAATATACTCCATGGAAAATGAGGGTGTTGAAAATAAAGTTTCGTTTGAGCTTCCTGGGGTAGATGGCGCTGAAGCTTTAGAGAAAAGATTAAAAGATTTTGTTTTAACCCATAAAGCAAAAAAGACGCCTCGAATCGCTACCGATAATAACACGGAAGAGCAATTAACTAGTTCTTATGGCGGGGTCATCAAGCAAAAAAGATCGCTAGTTCCGGACGATGTTATTAAAAGTGTTCGTGTTCAAAACCATTTAATTGCTTCTATTCTTAGGGCTAGGGCCAACACCATTTCTATGTTTGGCCATCCAAGAGCGAACCGTTTAGATATTGGTTTTGAAATTGCTTTAAAAGATTCTGTTAAGGGATTTATTGAGCCAGAAGAGTGGGGTATTATACAGGACCGTATTTTTTCGGCAAAATGGATGTTGTATCATTGCGGCAGAGAAGACGGCATTAAGAAGTCAGAAAGAATGACCCTTGACGAGTTTTTGTATTTATCCGTTTATGATGGTATTAGTTTGGGTAGATTTGCAGTAGAGTGCATTTATGAATACGACGAACAAAAAGGCGAGAAACTATTTCACAGGTTTAGGCCTGTAGATGCGGCGACAATATACAGGACATATAAAAATAGTGAAGCAACTCAAGGCATGCGTGAGTCGTTTTTGACGTATCTAAAACAAAAAGGTTTTGCCAACATAGATATTGAGGCGTTTAAAAACGACGAATATGCTTATGTTCAAATGGTTAACAACCAATATAAGGTTGCTCTGACAGACGACGAAATGATTGTTGTGAATTTGTATCCGACAAACGATATTGAATTTGGAGGATACCCCGTAACGCCAATTGACACAACCCTAAATTCGATCACTAGTCATCTAAGCATTGATGTCTATAACCGCCTATACTTCCAAAACGGTAGGGCAAGTAAGGGTATTTTGGTTGTATCCTCAGAGGATTTGGATCAGCAGACTATTGACCAGATGCGTCACGATTTTATACAGAACATTAATTCTGTGGGCAATGCGTTTAGGGTTCCTGTGTTCGGAGTAACCCCCGGATCTAATATCCAATGGGTTCCCGTTAATTCCAGCAATGGCGACGCAGAGTTTATGTTTTTGTACGATGCCGTAGCAAGAAGCATATTGACGGCTTTTGCTATAAGCCCAGACGAATTGCCTGGAATGGGGCACTTAAGCCGCGGAACAAACCAAAAGGCTTTGAGCGAGTCCAACAATGAATTTAAGCTTACAGCGGCAAGGGATACAGGTTTACGCCCTTTGATTTTGAAAATTGAGGCTTTTTTGAATCAAATTTTGGAGCTTATTGATCCAGATTTGGCGCAAATTGCCCATGTTAAGCTGAGTGGCTTGGACGCCGAGACTAGAGAGCAAGAGGCGGTTAGGATTTCGCAGGAATCCCCAATACATATGGATTATGATGAAATACTGTCTCAGGTAGAAAAGAAACAAGTCGGTCCAGCTATGGGCGGACGAGTGCCTTTTAATGAGCGGTATCAGCTTATTTTGGACAAGTATCTAAACGTAGGGGACGTGATCGCAGAATATATGGAAAACCCTGTTGCGGCCATAGATCCCATTTTGCAATATAAGAGAGACCCTTTTTGGATACAGTTTTTGCAAATTTTAATGCAAGTTAATCCCGCCACAGTTCAGTCCATGTTCTCTACTCGTCCTTACACCAAAGAACTTATGGAGTTCTTAGTTCAAGACTATCTTGAAACGGATGGCGTTGAAGAAGACGACGATCAAAAAGAACACGAAGAATAGTTTGTTTAAAAAACATTGACAATAAAAGCATCCTGTGATACGATATATAATCATGCAAGTGTGCAGCGATATTGTGCATTTTTTTGCACATTGCTTTGTATCGCAGGAGGCTCAATGGGTTTACAAGATCTAAAGAATAATGGACAAGCCCCAGAATGGCTAACTGAAGATGGGTATAAAACTTTAAGTGGGGGCTATCTTTTAGAGGACGAAACTCCTAGAGATATGTGGATGAGGGTGTCAAAAGCAGCAGCGTCTTATTACCCCGAAATACCAGATATAAAAGATAGGTTTTTTGAAATTTTATGGAACGGATGGCTAGGGTTAGCCACACCAGTTGCGTCTAATATGGGCACTAATAGAGGCCTTCCCGTGTCCTGTTTTTCCTCGTACATGCCCGATTCTTTGCCGAAGATTTTTGATACAATTAAAGAGGTTGCAATGATGACGAAGCACGGTGGCGGTACGGCTGTTCATATGAGGGATGTTCGTCCGTCCAATGCATTAGTAAAAGGGACGGGAGGAAATGCTTCGGGGCCTGTTTCTTGGGCAAAAATTCTTGATTCTACTATTCTAGGAGTGTCGCAAGGCAGTATTAGAAGAGGTGCTGTTGCGGCATATCTTCCAATTGAACATTACGACGCTTCAGCCTTTATCAACATTAGGAATCCGACTCAGGACAGAAACTTCCATTGCCCAAACCTACACCATGGCGTAACGGTATCAAACACTTTTATGGAAGAAATGCTTAATGGCGATAGCTCAAAGCGTGATTTATGGGTTCAGTTATTAGAGACTAGATTTAAGACAGGTGAGCCATATATTTTCTTTACAGACCATGCTCAAAAAGATAACCCAAAACATCTACCTTGGTATAATGTAAAAGGCTCTAATTTGTGCACGGAGATTTTTTTGCATACAGACGACGAGCATTCTTTGGTATGTGTTTTAAGCAGTATGAATTTGGCAAAATATGATGAATGGAAAGATACCGATGCTGTTAAGTATGCCATTTATTTACTAGATGCCGTTGTTGAAGAGTTTTTGCAAAAGTCTAAAAAAATTGAGGGGCTGGAAAGGGCATATAATTTTGCTAGGAAGTCAAGGGCATTAGGATTGGGTGTTTTGGGTTATCATACCTTATTACAATCAAAACTATTCCCTTGGGATTCTTTTGAGGCTATGACTTTAAATGCGGAGATTTTTAGGACTATGCGAGCAAAAGCAGAGCAGGCTAGTAAGGAATTGGCAGAATTAAAGGGCGAGCCCGAATGGATGAAAGGTACGGGGCGTCGCAATTCCCATTTATTAGCCGTAGCCCCTACTGGCAGCAATTCGATTATCTCTGGCGGTGTTTCGCCGGGGATTGAGCCTATAGCCGCCAATGTGTTTGTTCATAAAACGGCAAAAGGGACTTTTATTAAGAAAAATAAGATTTTAGAGAAATGGTTGGCGGAAAACGGCTTAAACACGGATGATGTCTGGAAAAAAATTATGCAAAATGACGGGTCTGTCATGGGCATTAAAGAAATCCCAAAGGAGATTCAAGAGGTCTTTTTATCGGCAAGGGAAATTAATCAATACGCCTTAGTGAAGCAGGCCGCACAAAGACAGAAATGGATTGACCAAGGGCAGTCACTCAATTTGTTTTTTGTGGCTAATGCCGACCCAAAATATGTTCACGGGGTTCATGTAGAGGCATGGAAAAGCGGTCTAAAGAGTTTGTATTACTTAAGGTCCGCCGCCTATGGCAAGTCCGACTTGGCTTCAAGGTCTCCTGACGAGTGTAAGGCGTGTGAGGCTTAAAAAACTATTGACATTCTTGTGTTTTTAAGGTATTATACGATTAAGGAGTTTTATTATGAAACAGTCAGATTGGGACGATATAGTCGAAGAATCATTAAGGTCTGACGAAATGTTTGAAGAAGGGCTTGACCCTATACAGATCGCCACAGCTCGTATTGAGCAAGGCAACTTGTACAAATTATTAATTGAACAGGATATATTTGATGGTGTCAATGCGAGTCCGGACGTCCTCAATAAAGTAAGAAGCGAAATTGCTCAGTTTGCCACAATGCGCCTTGAAATTTTGCTTGGGCTAAAGAAGGTAGAAAGAAAGCAGAAGGAGGCGTCAGGCCTGCAGCTTGAGCCGGAAGATATTTTGCTTTTGAAGGCCTTGCTAGAAAAGGTAAAACATAAAGAAGCGCCATCTATAACCACCGGAGAGCTTAGAGGCACGGAAAAAACAGCTACAGAAACTCCTAAATTAAAACCCATACAGGACTCTAGGGTTTCTACCAAAAAGCCCATTAAAGAAGAAAGTCTAGAGGCACTAGAAACAAAAAGAGCTATGGATAATAAGACCGTATTGACACGTCCAGAAAGCCTTAGTCAAAATGGCTCTGCCGACAATGTGTCCAAACAGACTAGTGAGTTACAGCAGGCTAGGCTTTCCATCAGTGCGCTAAAAAAAGAACGTGATTTAATTTTAAAAAATGTACAACAAAAAGATAACGAATGGACAGAAGAAGAAAGGAGGCGTTTTCGTGAAATATCAGATGCTATAGATGATTTGTCTAGGCCAAGGGGGCATCCTTCTTTTTATACTCCAAAGCCTGGCATAAACGAGGAAAACGCAATATCTACTGCGCGCGCAGAGTTATTAAGCCGCAATCTAGGGGAAATCTTAAAAACTAATAGAGAAAGGGGATAATTATGAGTGAACAACTAACGGCCGCAGAGCAGTTTAGGAAAATGCTTCCAGCAGAAAAGTTTGAAGTTTTGTTAAAATCTGTCCAGACATTGGATTTGAGCATTGCAGAGCTACACAATAGGCAACAAACAATAATAGATACCCTGGGCTTGCTATACCAACAGTTAAAGGCTTTAATGCTGGTTATGAACGTATCCGACCAGACCATCCAGTCAGTTGTCGAGCAAATGGAATCCCAAGAACTGGCTAGTAAAGTAGATGGGTTAAAAGAAAAAGGGATTTTGGAGGACGATCAAAATGGGTCTATTTCAGAAAATTCTTTTGTGGTTTTAAGGGTTTTAAAAGATGGCAAGGTACATACAAATAGGGCGCAAGCTCCTGTCAAGATGATGTCGGAAGATGTTAGGAAGGCTTTGATCGGACTTAAGCGCGGGGATTCTACTGCCGTAAATGACCTACTTTATGAAGTCGTAGAGATTTACAGAATCCTAGAGCAGCAAGCTAGCTAGACATAGTAGGAGAAGCCATGACTTCTGTGGCAAAAAAAATACTTAAAAAGTATATCGACATTGCTCACAAGCTAGGAAAATGGCCCACAAGAGCCGATTTGCTAAGTTATGGTATCTCTAGAGATATGGTTAGATACCATTTTGGGAACCTAAACAATCTAAAAGACAAAGCAGAGCGTCAGGATAAAACCCTCAAAAAACTTAATATATACACGGACTCACTATTAGAGGACCAGAAAAAGTCGATACAGGGCCATAAGGTATTTGTCGTTACAACGGCGGTAGGCGGCGCTCCTGTTCATAAGAAATTTTATGAGTCCCTTAAAAAGTATTGTGCCGTTAATAAGGCTAAACTATTAGTTATACCCTCCAACTATCAGTTATTTGACCTTGACCCTACTATATCTAAGGACCCCGATGTTTTGATTGTTTTTAGGCCGCTACACCTCAATTCTAACGTGACGGTTCATCCTATCAAAATTGATCCTAAACAGATAGATCCGGTAGTAGGTCTTGAGGCGATTGCAAAACAAGATAAAACAATTATAGTAGGAAGCCCCAAACAAAGAAGAAGGCATATCGCTAATGCGTCTGATTTTACAGCCGTAATTCAATCTACGGGCGCCGTAACCAAGCCAAATTATATGCCGCATGATGGGGTCCCTAAAAGAAGGGATACCTTAGCTATGACCCACCATGTTATGGGGGCCGTGGTCGTAGAAGTTCAAGATGATAAATATTTTCATTTTAGAAATATAGAAATGTCACCAGATGGAAGTTTTGTGGATTTGTGCGTTCGATATTGCCCCAATTCAATTGACACAGAGGCCCCCTCTGTGGCCGTATTGGGAGATTATCATGTGACAGAAACAGATCCTGAGGTAGAGAGAGCTACCCATGACTTATTGACAATGTCCACACCACAATATGTAGTTTTTCATGATTTCTTTTCTGGCGTTAGTATAAACCACCATGAAGCACATAATTATGTGCTGTTGGCTAGAAGGGCAAATTATGGCCAATTATCTTTAGAGGAAGAGATTAAGGAAAACGTTAAGATCATCAAACAGTACTTAAGCAAATATCCAAGCAGTACAAAATTAGTCTTTGTAAGGTCTAATCACGATGAGTTTTTACATAGGTATTTAGCTAGGGGTGATTTTGCGCCTAACAACCGCCAGCTTTCTTTAGAACTAGCGATAGTTGCTATACAAGGAGAAGACCCGCTAGTGTATGCCTACAAAAAATATGGTATTTCAGAAAAAGAGATGAAGCGCATAATGTTCCTTAAAAGGGACGAGCCATTTGTGGTGGCAGGAAACTATTTGTCGGCCCACGGAGATATAGGAACTAACGGCTCTAGAAATCCGGGCGCAAAAGGTATGTTTAGGGCTTATGGAAAGTGTATATTTGGGCATACTCACACGCCAGAAATTTGGCACGGGGCTATGAGTGTAGGTACTAGCTCTAAGCTGAAGCTAGAATATAATGTAGGGGCCTCCAGCTGGATGAATACGCACGCATTGGTGTATCGTGATGGTACAAGACAGCTAGTCAATATTATCGAAGGTCGTTTTACCATCAGAAAAAAATAGCTTGACCAGGCGCGCGGCAAGCCCTGCCGTTCAGGGCGGGAAAGGATAGCGAGATGATACTGTGGTCCATAAAAAATATTCTTGACACAATTAATAAATTGAGTTAAAATTAAACTATGCAAAGACTACAAGCCTTCAAATTTGAGCTTAGACCGAATAGCCAGCAAAAGCAGCAAATGCGGTTTTACGCTGGTGCTTGTAGGTTTGTGTATAATAAGGCTTTGGCCTTACAGAAGGAGCGTTATGAACAAGGGGAGAAGAAACTCGGCTATGCTGGACTGTGTAAGCTGCTTACAGAGTGGCGAAATAGTGAAGAAACAGCTTGGCTAGCTGAAGCTCCTTGTTCTATTCTACAACAAAAACTTAAGGACTTAGAGAAGGCTTATACCAATTTCTTCGCTAAACGCGCCGATTTCCCTCAATTTAAGAAAAAAGGACGTAACCAAGATAGCTTTCGTTATCCTGATCCAAAAGCATTCAAACTAGACCAGGATAATAATCGTATTTACCTACCTAAACTTGGTTGGATACGTTATCGTAACAGCCGCAAAGTGTTAGGCGATTTGCGAAACATCACTGTCAGTTTCAAGAGTGGTAAATGGTTTGTTTCCATTCAAACTAGGAGAGAGGTTGAAAAGCCTATCCCTAAAGGTGGTATAGTCGGAATCGACTTAGGTGTTGCGCAATTCGCAACACTTTCAGACGGTACGTTTTACGCACCTATCAATAGCTTCAAGCGGCATCAAGTTGCTTTGCGCAAAGCGCAGCAGTCACTCTCTCGCAAGGTTAAGTTTAGTAATAACTGGAAGAAGGCAAAAGCTAGAGTCCAGCGTATTCATACTCGTATCGCTAATATTAGACAAGATTTCCTGCATAAAACCTCAACTGCTATCAGCAAAAGCCACGCGATAGTATGTATTGAGGATTTGCAGGTTCAAAATATGTCTAAGTCGGCAGCAGGTACTAAGGAGTCACCAGGAAAGAATGTTCGTGCTAAATCTGGCTTGAACAAGTCTATCCTCGACCAAGGATGGTATGAGTTTCGTCGTCAGCTAGAGTACAAGCTGGCATGGAATGGTGGTAAACTCATCCTAGTATTTCCGCAAAATACGAGCCGTACTTGTCCGTGTTGTGGTTATGTGTCCGAGGACAATAGACTAACACAGGATAAGTTCGAGTGCGTAGAGTGTGGATTCAAGAATAACGCCGATTTAGTCGGCGCGATTAATATCCTTTCTCGCGGGATTCAAATATTGCGAGACGAAGGGCAGGACACGACTGACGCTTCGGTCGGGATGCTGGCAGATAGTCTGCTTGCATCAGCCCGGATGGCCTGTGGATCGAATCACGCTAGTGATCGGAAGCAGGAACCCACCGAGACGGTTGCGTATGGAGGTAACTATGCGTAATCGTGGTAGGAATCCTTGGCCTTCAGGCCGGGGAGGATGTCAATCCCCGAGCAAATTTTTCGAAGCTCATTTGTGTATAAAAGTACCCTGATTTGAGGGGAAGTCGGAGGCCTGAGATGCTTTCACCTAAAATTTTAGAAGTATAAAAGTACCCTGATTTGAGGGGAAGTCGGAGGAAGCTCAAGCTAGAATATAATGTAGGGGCCTCCAGCTGGATGAATACGCACGCATTGGTGTATCGTGATGGTACAAGACAGTTAGTCAATATTATCGAAGGTCGTTTTACCATCAGAAAAAAATAGCTCGACCTCCTATTGGTTTTTTGATATCATATAATCAAGGAAGTTTTGTCAATTTGAGACAGGGGTTTTTTGTTCTTGACATATTGTGTTATATAGTATAGAATGAAAATATATATTAAAACAGTAACAACAAAGGAGGTTTTTTATGAAAAGAATCAGAATCAAATCAAAACCGGAGGAAGCTTTTACTGTCATCGTCGATGATAAATATGCATTTACAATAAATGAGCTAGATGAATTATCGTATGCGTTTGAATCCATGAGAGGTAGCATTGTCGATACATATTTATATGGGAATGACAATATCAAGGCGCGTTTAGAATCAGAAAAGTCCCGAGTCAGTTTAATTTATCAATATTTTTACTTCGGATATGACGATGAAAGAATAATTAAGTTAGTTGATTATTTAGAAGAACGGTTTGAAAAAGTAATCATAGAACAAAGTGATTGGCAAACTGATATTAAGTTAGATGATTCTAAAATAACCCTTCTTCAGAACGACGATTATTTTTATCAAGATATGTTGATAGATAAAATAAAGCAAATTGCAGATGAGCTAAAACAAAAACAAAAACGCGATACCCTGCCTCGTGTTACCAGCGGGGTTTTATAGACAAAACAAACAACAAAGGAGGCAACAATGAGAAAAAGTCAACCACCCCCGGCTGAAGCCGGTGGCTTGAAAGAGTAGCGCATGCCAAGCGTGAAACGGAGATTTAAACGGAGGACTAAGGTGGCCGAGGTCCGAGAGGGCCGTTTGAAGGCAACTGAACCGACTCGCCGATGGGAAGCGGTTGTGCCAGAACGCCCGCCCGTCGGATTGTAAGTTTCTGGCGTTCAACTATTGGAGGACGCGGCTCCTCCCCGGCATGAATGCCGGGAACACCGCCGCGTGATATTAAAATGAGAACCTGGGCATTAGAAGTTTTACAAAACAAAAAGAAATTAGGACTCGTAATTGCTTTTGACATAATTTTTTGGGCTTTTGTATTGTGGCTAGCTCTCTCTTAAGAGGTTTTTATGTTTGTTTTATTCGATCTAGAAACTGGCGGGCTTAACCCAGAAAAGAATCCTATATTGCAAGGATTTTTTCTCGTGACGGACGAAAAGTTAACTCCGATAGAAGAATTTGAGTTTTATGTTAAGCCATCCACAATACCTGAAGGTCTTAGAAATATCGAAGAAGAGGC